AATCAAGAATAATGTCCCTCCGCTTAGCTCTGATAATAGCCTGTGGGTCTTTCTTTCCTAGTACATCATGGATAAGGGTAGCTTTATCAAGGTGGTCTCTGAGGTAATAAGCTATTGTTCCCTTCTCAAGCATATCTTCTGGGGTAGCTACACTAGATTCAACAGTAATATTAACATCATCAGGGATGTCTACTGGTTTTAACTCTTCAATAAACTTTCCCCTGATATTAAAAACCTTCCCACTCTTCTTGAGCTGGGATAGCTCAAAGTTATCCCCTTCCTCTATGAAGAAGTGCTTAGCATCCATGTATGGGTAAAGAATCTGATTGGCTGAACTGGAAGCAAGCTGGGACAAAGCATACCCTGATTTCTGTCCTTCCATCATCCCAAACACAGCATCGTTAAAGCTTCCCTTCTGCTTTTCCCTGCTAATATCCATAAGATGAGCCTGGACTTCAATAGGTATAGCTGGGGGAGGGACTCTTACAAGACCTTGCTCACCAGGAGCATAGTGGAAAAGAGGTGCTCTCTCCCTTAGTTGCTCTACTGTAGCCTGTGGGGTCTGACTAAATTCTTCTGTTACAGGCTGCGCTGTATCCCTAAGAATCTGACTTATCATAGTCCTCCATTTATTGTAGGCAGACTCCACAGACTCATTAACCTCAAAGATACTTCTACCTGAAAGTTTCTTCCAATCACCTGTCTTCTTGGTAAGACTTCCTTTATCTGGGAAACCAGCTACAGGAGCTACAAGAAGCTTCATCTCAGGTCTATCAGCCAAAGCAGTCACCTGCTTCCCATCAATAAGTATCATATTATAAAAGGTATCCCCAACCAATCTCCAATAATCGTCAAGGACTACCTCTGCAGTTGGGGAAAAGATACCTGGATACTCATAATCCCACCCTTCCTTACTCTCTGCCTTTAGTTTAGCCTCTTCCCTTGTAATCTTATAACTATGGACACAAGCCACAAGCTTACCATCAGCATACCTGGGATAAACATCATAAGGATTCCAAAGTTGAGCTTTGAGTAGTCCCGTCTTTCCATCGAACATAAGAACACCTGAATACCAACCAAGGACTAAAAGATAGTGACCAAGTTCATCAAGGAAAGGCATAGAACCACCAAGCTTCCTCTCTCTGTCTATCTGCTTCCATACATACTGACATCCCCTATCAACTTTAGCTCTCTTATCCAGCTCTACAGCAGACTCACTGCTAATAGACATCGAATGGGAAAGCTCACCCCTAGTAAGGAGATAATGAGCCATATTATAGAAGGTTTGAGGTTCATTGCTTACATAAGACTCAAGACCTTTAGCTGCTAACTGGTCAATCAAAGTAAGAGTTTCATACCATTCCTTGAATTTAAGATTTCTTTGATACCAGAAGTTCTTGAGACTTTGAATATCTTGTCTTACCTTACTTATATCATTTTCCATAATCCCTCCTTACAGTGAAGCTACCAGTTCCATGTATTATAACTCCCTTGGAAACCTTTCGCCACTGCTCCAGTCTTTCTCACTGTAAGGGCTATCATAAAAGCTAGAGCCAAATCATCAAAGGTCTGGGCTTGCTCTCTATACTTTGTCTTCAATTTTACAAATCTAAAGCTACGAAGCTGCCTGACCAGGTTAGAATCCCATAGTTTAATCTGGGGAAGGTTCTCTCTGGTCACAGTCATTAAGAGACTCCTCGTTTGGTCATTACTCCACCAACCCCTCTGGTTTGTCATCCTCCCTGTAGTAAAGTCTACCTGATGAGCAACATTAGAGTAATCTGCAAGCTGCTCCAAGACAGCATAACCTGTAAAGTTTCTCTCTACTGCTATCATAGCATTATTATACCATTTACCCATCTTCTTCAATACTTCTGCGAACTGGTGTGGTTCAAGTCTAGCCTGGAATGTAGCACATACTCTCCAAAGACTATCTATGACCACAGCAGCACTATAACTTCCCTCTGGAGCACCCGAAGATGTATCAGCCCCTATCATATAGTTCATCTTCTCAATGGGTGGAATCCAGTATGTCCAACCATCTGGGTGCCTCTCTCCATCATAACAGACATTGGCTAGGTCTGTCAAGAGGCTCTGGTCGAAAACAGGGTCTCCAACAGTGATGAAACAATCAACATCATTCTCAGGATACTCAATGAAGAATAAACCACCTTTCTCTGCTAACTTGAATCTCCTCCACCTTATCTGGTCTTCATTGAGTTGGTGGGTATCAACAAGAAATTGTTCATCCTCAGTATAAGTAAGCTCCCCTACATCCTGGGGCTGTAGAAGGTTAAGGATTTCTGGGTCTTCTGGATTCCTTGGTATCTGGTAATCTTTACCTAACCACCAAGGAAAGAAGAAAGGTTTATAGGGACTCTTCCCCTCTCTAGCCTTTACCCAAGTCTCATAGAAGATATTATTCTCCCCATTAGGACTGGATTCTAGTGTAAGTTCACCATTCAGAGGAACAGCATCCTGGATACCTGATAGAATCTTCTCCCCACCTTCATAGAAGGCTACCTCTGACAGATGCCCAACATGGATTGTATCCCCTCTTGAGAATGCTCTAGCCCCTGATGTACCAATATAGATACTACTATCGAGTTCAGGGAAGCTCTTCTCAGACCTTGATTCAGCACCAAGAGCTGGCTTGGGACTATCCATAGACTCATAATAGAATTGGACTCTATCAAGAAGCCTCTGGGTAGCTCTGGTCTCATGGGATACCACAGCACAGGCTGAATGTTCAACAAGGATACACCGAAGGAACATAGCAGCAAGGATTGATGAAGATATACCAAGTTGACGAGCTTTGAGGACTATATTTCGGAGAGATTTGTGGGTATGGAAATATTTCTGGACAGCATTGAAAGTATAAGGAACTACTTGACTTGATTTATCTACAATATAAAGGAGATTACCAGCTATGGTAATTGTATCTATTTTAGACACAGTTGTCTTATCCTTTTAATACAGCCTCTTGGGATAGCAATTTGGTGAAGCTTTAAACCACTTATGTTGGGAACAAGCTCTATCTTTTCCTCATCCTCATTCATTAAAACACCAACGCTAGTAATTCTGTCAATATCCCATTCTACATCACAACCCATCCAACCATTCCCAGAACAAGAGTCAACCCACTCAACCAGCACTATCTTCACATGAACCCCTTAGCTCGGAGCTTCCTCCTGAATCTCATCAGAGGCTTCTGCACTCGCCTGTGCAAGTTGGCTCGCTTGATGTTCCGTCTCGATGCTATTGACTGTTTCAAACTCGGCATCTATAAATTCACCTCCTTGTTCTGTTCCTTGTTCCCTTCCTGGGAATATTTGATGAACACGCTGTTGCCAAGAAAGTACCTGGATTCCTGCAGGAGCTTTATCCAAATCAGAGATAAGCTTACTATAAACTTCCCTAGCTAAGTTAGTCCGAACAAATACATATTCACCAGAATCCATTTCTTCCTTCATCTTGTTTATCATTTTTCCCTCAAGGATTACAGCTTCAAGCTGATTATCCCTTCTGAGAAGCTGAATAGCCTCTAACTTATATTTAGAAGAAAGTTCTTGGAGTTGCCTATGGACAACAGCAAAGGCTTCATTATGAAACCAAGTATTGTATGTACCCTTGGCAATGCCAATAAGGTCTCTTGTAGAACTGGTATCCAAACCAGCTACTCTCCTGACTATATATTGCTTTTGGTGCTCAGAAAGGTCTTTGATTGTCTCCACCAGGTTAGCCATACAGCAACATCATAGCACATCCAGTTATTTTTTGTCAAGCCCCAGATTACTCCTTTCATAGCTAGGGCTACCCCCTTGACAAAATCAAAGCTGTGTATTATACTTAACATTAAGTATATAGCTAAGTTAGCTTATATTACTATGTAATACTAGGGATTGAAAATGATTTTTTTGACAGCCAAATCGGATTCTTGGTTTTGCTTCAAATGTGGAAGTCCCATAGCTCTAGGGGATGATTGCTGTGGTTATATTACCAGTAAAAAAGGTCTCCTGTTGTTCCATATACCTTGCTTCACAGAATGGTCTTCAAATAACTTTATGAAGAGATACCAAGAGTGGAAAGCAAGCAATACCGAGGATAAAGTTAAACATAGAACTAAAAGGAAGATAGGAAGACCAAGGATATACAAGAGTTCAATCCAAGCTAACAAAATTAGGTCTTCCTTGCATTATTATAGGAAAAGAGGTAATCAGGACAAAGTTCAGGAATTGGAACATATGCTCAGTAACCTGGAAATAAGGAGGGAACATGAAACCAATGCTATGTCCAGTATGTAATGGAACAGGGAAATACCATGATGCTTCCATTTACCACACATGGGATTGTCATGGTTGTGGTGGAAAAGGTTGGGTAGAAGTCCATGAAGAGATACCAACAACCTACCCCTACCCTTGTGGAACAACAACTACATACCCAGATGAGGAATACTGAGCTACCCAATAGTTGCCCCCATAGCGATATTCCCACCTTAGCTTCAAGATTTCATGGTAACTGGGATTTTTATATGAGAGCATATTCCCCCCAATTTTCATAGCTGGAGTGGGAGTGGGTAGGGGACACCCCCCTTTGATTCTAGGTTGGATGGTATAGGTCTTAGATTTTAGGTGGGAAAGGATTAAGCCCAACACTGGATTAGTTCAGGCTAGAACCTATCAGGTTGGACTGGTT